AAAACTCTAGCGGTTAAGAGAACCTTGATTGCAGAAGGAGAGAGCATGGAAGAAGCAAAGACCCCTGAGAACCAGGATACGTCAGAAGAGCAACCTCTAATTTTTGGGAAGTATAAAACTCAAGAAGAAGCGGAGGCTGCATTTAAAGAAATGGAGAGAAGTTCTACTGAAGCTAAAGAGGCTTTGGATAGAGAGCAGAGATTGAACGCTTTATTGGCTACAGAGGATCACAAACAGCCGCAGCAGGAGCAACCTGCGCCACAGTACACGGGACTGCAAAACGTCTTTGACGAAGAGCAGGCTCAAGCTGTGAGCGGTATGTTGCAACAGCAGCGGCAAGAAGTGATTCGGCAAATGAGGCAAGAGGGCCGCGCCATGATGGATAGCTACAAAGTACGACAAGATAGTGAAAGGGATTTTTATAATGATTATAAAGATCTCTCACACTTCAAGGACGATGTAGATTCCGAGGCGAACAAGTTAGCGTTAGAGCTTGGAGAGCGAGCTTCAAAGGTTCCGTTAAAGGATCTAATGAAGGAAGTGGCCAAGCGCACACGCGAGAAGTTGGCGGTTCAGAAATCAAAGCTTACAAAATCAACTCTCCATGTCGAAGGTGGCGAAGTGCATGAACCTATTGTTGAATTTGAGCCTAAAGAAGCGAAACCTACTACGGAAGATGAGCGGACGAAGGAATTTTTTGACAAGGAGGTTGGTGCCTTCAATGAACGTCAAACAAAAACCTTAAGGGGGTAAATTAAATGGCAGGACAATCATGGAGTCCGGATGGAAGCGGCGGGTATCTCGCTAATTCCGTTCTAAGTAAGAAGATGCGCCATGCTTCTCAACCTATGATGAGAGCGAGGCAATTCGTCCGAAAAGAATCCGGATATGGAAAACATAAATCAGACACACTACTTTTCGATAGAATCAGTAATGTTGCTACAGCAGGGACGACAATTGCAGAATTGTCCAAAATGCCTGAAACCAACTTTGCTATCACGCAAGGCAGTGTAATTGTTAATGAGTTTGGAAATAGTATTCCTTACACTGGAAAACTGGATGCACTTTCAGAATTTTCAGTAAGTAATATTGTTCTCAAAGCTCTTAAAAACGACATGGCGAAAGCCTTGGACAGAGCCGCAATGGTGGAGCTACAAACTTGTCAGGTGAAGTATGCCGCGACAGGTACGGATTCTGCGCCTACGGGAACGTTTGATACGGATGGAACGCAGTCAACTGCGTTTACCAGAGACGTACAGGCGTTTGATGTTAAGGAAATCGTTGATTACTTCAACGGAACTTTGTTCACACCGCCTTTTGACGGTGAGAACTTCATTTGCATTGCAAGTGTTGGTTTCGCAAGAGCAATCAAGGATGACCCGGACTGGGAAGACGCTAGTAAGTATGGAGATCCTGAGAGATTGTTCTCAGGTGAAGTTGGAAGATATTACGGATGCAGATTCGTAGTGGAAGCTAACGTTCTCGCAAGCCTAGTGGACACTAGCTATAAGGGCGAAGCTATTTTCTTCGGAGAAGATCCGATGATTGAAGCGGTTGCTGTAGCTGAGGAAATCCGGTCTAAGATCCCGACTGATTATGGTCGAGATCCTGGGTTAGCCTGGTATTTCTTGGGCAATTGGGGCTTGACCTACGACACTGCTACGGCAGGCGAGGCCAAAATCATTCACGCAGTTGGAACTGCATAAGGGAGGATGAGATATGAGTTACACTAGAATAGAAAAAATCTATCCACCTGTTCCATCGACTGGGGTTGATCTTGGGTCGAATGTGGCGGTTGTGTGGGAACCTGCTGAGAACATGATTGTTCATGGCTGGGGACTAAACGTTACGGAAGCAACACATACAGCAACGGTGACAACCTCTGCTGTTGTGACGTTTGCGTATGACGCAGCCAACGCAGGAACAACTGTTACCAAAGGTACAGTTAGTGTTGGAGTGGGTAAAACTGTGGGGGAAGAACTCTCCCATGTAACTACGCCGCCGTTTAAGGTTACGGGGGGAAGCGATTCTCTTGAGTGGACCTTAACTACGGACATTTCTGCAACCACAACGACCGGAGTATCTGTTCCGTTCGTGTATGCGGAAATCTTTCCGGCAATAGCACCAGCATAAGGAGGACATCATGAAGTTTGAACAAAACAAAGGACACCGGAGAATATCCGGTAAGGGTGTTTTGGTATTGCTTCAGGATGGACATGTCTTTGCTGGCAAAGACAAGTACGTAGGACCAGAGCCGAAGGGCTCTGGTTCTATGACTACTGCCCAAATCCTCGAAGCAGCCAAAGGTGGACCGAAGAAGGTTGAAAAAGTCAAACAGGAAGTTTTCAAGAAAGTAGAAAGGCCAGTTCTTTCATTAGGGACAAAAAAGCGCAAAAGAACCAGGCGAGTTATTGGGAGGAAGTAAATGGTACTCCCAACGAACGTGGTAGACCGCCTAATAGAAAAGGTCAAAAACAACTTAGGTCGTACAAACGATTCCACTGTAACGGATTATACAATCCAGTGGATCAATGAAGCTCAGAGGGAAGTCTGTAACAGGGCTAACTTTTGGTTCATGCACACATCTACTACGTTATCGGTATTGCAGAGTAGCACTTCAGATGCGTTAGCGTCTAACTTCAAGGATGAGGATGCGTTTTGGATCAAGGACACAAACCCAGATTCATTCATTGAGTTGTTTCCGATGTCGATTGAGGATGAGCGGCGCAAGTGGGATGACGTAACAGAGGCGCAGCCAAGTGAGTGGAGAATTGATGGTAGTAATAATTTAATTTTACGACCAGTGCCTGATGCGGCGTACACCATTCAGGTAGATTATTGGGCTTATTTAGCTGATTTAACTGATCCAGGTGTAACCAGCAACGCCTTAGTTGATAAATACCCAGGACTATTAGAGTCAGGAGCGACGTACCGTGGCTTTAGACGTTTAGGTGAGATGCAAGACGCTCAAGTGTGGCAGAGTATTTTCGAGGGCGACATTAAGAACTTAATGGTGGAGAACGCTGAGAGGGTGTTACCGGATGAGTTCGTGCTTGGCTTGAGGCCAGATGCGCTTGGAGCAAACAACAGAAGAATCAAAGGGAGACTCAGATGAGTGTATGGGACAAAACGACTCCTGCGGGAACAGCTAATATTTCAGAGGGCGATGATCGAATCAGAGAACTTAAAGAAGCCTTGGAAGATGCGTTGTCTTCTCATGGTACGTTCCCTGGGGGGTCTCCTTCTACGGCTCCAATTTATGTTCCGTTAGGGATTGTGGCTACAACAGAGATGGTGTTCTATCAAGCCGCAGCTCCAACAGGCTGGACTATCAATGTAGCGATAAGCGATAGGATGTTACTCAATGACCACGCCGCAGGTGGAACTACTGGTGGGTCATGGGCTACTGGAACGACTGGTGCGGGGGGTTCGCACACACATGATCTTAGTAACTCCGGTTGGGCAAAAGTAAATTTTCAAGATGGACAAAGCAGAATATGGTCAGATGAAGTCACATCGGATGCTTGGACAGCAGATGTTAAAGCACTTACAGGCGTGGTTACAGATGGAGAAGCTGGGGCTGGGATTGTAACGGGGGCAGGTTTAGGTGGAGCGACTGATGCAGAGTCGTCTCATACACATACTGGCGGGACGCATGGCTCAACACAACATAATTGGGCGAAGGTAATTATTGCAGCGAAGGATTAAAGATGAAGAGATGTCCTTTTCTAAAGAAAGACTGTATCGAAGATAAGTGTATGCTGTTTTCGCGCTCAGTGAAAACTGAGGTAACGACGCAGAAGCAAATCCCCCTTAATACCTGTACGTTAAACCTAATCCCAGACATGTTACTTGATGTCATTAAGAACACGAATGGAACTCAAGCCGCAGTAGAGCATAGGGGGAATGAACAAATAAAAAGGCAAGACACTCTTCTGACAATATTGGACACGGCAAGGAGGAAGCAAATTGCCGATTCAGCCTGAAAGTAAGATATACCCGCATGTAATCCCAGAGGCACCAGAGCGCACAGGGGATTTCAACACAGATATGGACGCTGTATTCAGGTGGGTACAGGATACGAACAATTCCTTAACTGATCTCAATCGACAGATTGTAGATAAGTACAATCTTCACATTTCAGGCACGCACGCACACCCGAAGGCGTGGGAGAAGATGCGCGTGAGAAGGCCAAGTTATTATAATACTGCGACTTCTTCAACAACAGTAACGGTTCCCGCTAGTACGGGAGTGCCGATTTATTTTGTGATTAATGGAGAGCTGTTAGAGGTTACATCTGATCTTACATGTGATTTATCTGGAGGGGGCTCTGGAGGATTAGACACACATCCTGGGACAGCGATTGCCGCTAATACTCCTTATTACTTATACGGGGTCAAGACATCTAGCGTAGTTGCGTTGATTGCTTCTGCTAATGACCCTGAGACAGCATCGGCTGATAGTACGGGGAATGGGCCTGAAGGCTACACTGAGTGGACGTATATAGGGTCAATGGCAACGGGCACAGGTGGTGCGACATTTAGGCAATTTAAGGCGTCAAATGGGTTTATATTGTTCGATGGGGACGTTGAGACTGAAACCCTTTCTTCTCCAGAAGATTCTTATGTGTCCCGAACATGGTTAGGGATGCCGACAACTGTAAAAAAGGCATGGGTTAGACTTGGATGTTTTCCCGATAGTGGAGGGGTAGGGGCTGGGCAAATAGCGTATATAAGTGGACATGGAAATACATCGCAGCTTTTGGCTCGATGCCAAGTAAACGGACAAGTGCTATACGTTTTTGGATGGGTGTCTATTCCTGTAGCGCAAACAGCACATTTGTATATTGACGATCTATCAATATCGTCCCATGTATCTTTAAGGGGTTGGCAAGAAGACCCAACGGAGTACAAATAATGCCTAGCCGACTCAAAGTATTCAGATTGGGAGACACTTACGGGGGGCTGGTGAAGCATTTGTCTCCGCATGTAATCCCGAATAACGCATCCACACTTTCAAACAACTTTGTAGTTAGGAAGCATGGCTTAGAGACAGCGAAGGGCTGGGAGCAATTCACCTCTCAAGTGCTAACAGATGGCGCAGCGAGTCCAACGAACTCTTCTATTTTTTTAATTGATCAGTTTTTTTTGAACGGAGGAACGGAAGAGCTTTTAGCGTTCACAGATAGTCGAGTTTACAGATTCAACGAAACAGGAAGTGATTTATGGATGCCGATTACTCCAGGCACAAAGTCAGCGACTACGGTAGATGCGGCTTCAGGAGTATCGGAAGGAACTCCAAAGGTTTTAAATGTAACGGCTACAACGGGGTATTCGGTCGGGGATACAATTCTTATTGACGAAGACGGGACTGACGAAGAAGGAGTGGTAGATACGATTCAAGCAGGGGTTTCCCTTACGCTCTTAGATGACATGACAAACGACTACACCAATGAGACGGTAAGGCGCACATACGCAGCCGCAGTGGTGGATTCTAATTCTGCGGCAGCTCAAGCGGTTTTGAATGTTTCGCACACTGATCAGTTCTCTGCTGGGGAGCAAGTTATTGTGGGGCTGGGCACTACAGATGAGGAGATCTTAACGATAGATACTATTCAGGCTGGGGTTTCTTTGACGATGACTTCAAACCTCACAATTGTTCATAACGCAGCAGACACATTCTCAGAGAGACAGGTTTACAGATTTGCTGAGTTTACTTTAGCGGCGACAGTTGCAGACGTTGATACAGATAGCACGCAGAACGTTTATTACTTCACAGATGGGGTTAATGCGGTTCAGAAGTGGTTGGCTACAGGAGATCCGACATATCATCAACCACTTCCTGGGATTGGATCAGTGGATGAGGGAGTTAGTTACCCAGATGTAGAGGGGTTGGGGACAATTACTTCAGACGTAAAAGCTAAGTATCTTAGGGCGTTTGAGGGATTTATTGTTCTAGGTCATACAACTGAACAAGGAACAGCGGTTCCACAAAAGCTTAGGTGGTCTAGGTTGGACAACTTTGAGAGCTGGGTGAATGAAACGGATGGTACCGGGCAAGCCGGGTTCTTCACATTTGAGAGTTCTGATTGGATTATGGGTTTACATCAACTCAAAAGAGAGCTTTTGGTTTACAGAGAACGAAGCATAGAGGCCATGAGTTATTTAGGAGAGCCTGACATCTTTGGGTTCAGAAGAGCTGAAATGGGAACGGGGCTTGTAGCGCCGAACGCATTGGTAGACTTTGGAGATAGTCATGTGTTTGTGGGGCCGGACAACATTTGGCAGTACAACGGGATTTCATTACTTCCTATTGGAGATCCAATTAAAGATGAGTTCTTTGATGCAATAGATCCATCGCAACTAGGAAACGTGAAGGCGTTCTTTATTGAGGAAAAGGATGAGATTTGGTTCTCGTATTCAACTACAAGCAGCAGGGTTCATGATCAGGCGTATGTGTTCAATTCCCAACTAAGGAAGTGGTCTGGGCCAAGAGATGTAGATGCTACAGGGTTTGGCTACTATAGAGCCCAAGGGGATGCTTCTTGGGACAATACGTCAGGAGCATGGGACGATTCAACAGCTATCTGGAATAGTAGAGTCTTTTTATCTAATGCTCCGATTAACATGATGGGCAATAACGATGGGCTAGTGTTCAAGGTAGACGAGATTGGAACAAAGGACGGTTCCACAATTAGCAAGAGGTACGAGTCAAAGCTCACTGATTTAGGAGTTCCAGATAAAAAGAAGAGAGTTCAACGTGTTAGATTGGGATTTAAAGAATCTAGCTCAGGTACAGCGAGTGTGTATTTAGGTTGGGCGTCTTCAGCGGGAGATTCGATAACCTGGGTTGGCCCTCAAACTTTCAATCCCACAAACAACGCAGATCCATTTGTATTCTTTGATGAAACGGCGCTTTATTTCAAGGTAAGAGTAGATACAGATGATACGCTGAACCTCCGAGATGTAGAGTTCCATTCATATATAAGGGAGTTTCGATGACGCAAGTAGCGCTAAAGATTGTTCCAGAGCCGATTGTCAGGGAAGCTAAAAGAGAAGACATTCCGATAATTCGGGATCTCATTGTGGAGGTGGCTGAGGAGCTGAATATAGTGGAGCAGTCTGGGCTAGAGATTGATTCTCCTACTATTTTAACAGTAGTGCGGCATCACATGGCTACAAGGGATGCTTTGGTGTTGGTGCATGAGGAAGACGGGATAATTGATTCGTTCTTCGTTGGAACGTTCTTTCCTTATTATTTAGATATTAGGAAGATGTTGGCGCATGAGAAGATCTCTGGTGGGCCAAACAAAGAGAAGCTGTGGGATAGATTTATGGAATGGGCAGAGGGCCATAACATTTCTGGGTTTGTACGTGGGTGTTACGACTCAACGGAAGGGTCCAGATTTAGGAGGAGAGAGTAATGGGTGGTGGTAAAAAAGGTGGAGCACAACGGATACCTCCGTTTAACCGAGACGACAAAGAGAAAATCATTGATCCTTTAAGTGACCTTATTGGAGGGGAGATTCCTGGGATAGACATTGATAAAATACAACAGACCATTAAGAATCCGGACGCATTGGAGTCTTCGGCGGCTGGTGCTTTAACTGGTCCTCAAGGGGGAGCTAGTTTCCTTCAAGGTGGAGCGGGGAATTTAGGAACGGCTGGGGGGTTGTTTGGACAAGCGGCGCAGGCGGCTACGGCAGATCCAACAAATGTTTTACAAGACCCTGTAACACAGCAATTACTTGCAGCGAATACGAGCGGGGCTCAACAGTTTTTAAATAAGAATTTAGGGCAGATAGGAGCTTCTTCTCAGAGGGCCAGTGGAGGAGTTGGTTCTGGATCTGGGGAGACGGCGGCAAGAACTAGAGCGACTACTCAGGCCGGGGAGGCGTTATCTAGGCAAAATGCACAGACATTATTTGGTGAGCAAGCCAGATTGCAGGATAGACAACTTCAGCAGGCAGGCCTTTTAGGCAACCTTGGCTCTGGACTTGGGCAGTTAGGACTAGGCCAAGGTGGATTAGGCTCTCAGTTGTTAGGTCAGCAGATTGGCTTAGGCGGGACGTTCCAGGGCAGGAATGTGGGAGCTGAGATGTTCCCATTAGAGCAGCTTTTTAGACTTGGAGATCTTTTGAAATCCAGTTCTGGTGTAAGACAGCCTGGATTCATGGAGCAGCTTGGAAGCTTGCTTGGTGGCGCTGGTTCAGCAGCCGAAGGAGCGGTTGGGCTTGCCGCATTGAGTGACAAGCGAGCCAAGGAGGATAGCAAAGAGGCAGTGGTAGAAGTTGCTGAGTTTTTAGATGATCTTGAAGCGTATGACTTTAAATACAAGTCGGCACCAAAGCGTCATGTGGGGATTATGGCGCAGGACGCAGAGCGAACAAAGATGGGGAGCGGGTTTGTTGTTGATACCGACAAAGGCAAGATGATCCATTTAGGGCTTGGGTTTGGTGCAGTCTTAGCTTCCTTAGCGGAGATCAATAAACGTCTCAAAGCATTGGAGGGCGAAAATGGCGAGTAGTAGGCAAAGATTCAGACTTGAGGATTTTGGGGTTCGTCTTCCTAACACGACAGGGTTGGGAGATTTAGCAACAGATAATCCTCTTGTTGCACAAATCTTAGGGCTGACAGATCGGGACGTTCCAGATGAAGCTCCTACGGTTATCGATACTCCTTTATTGACAAGCCCTGGTGGTGGGCCAAGTGGGGGAGGTTCAGAAACCGTTGCTACACCGAGAGGAAAAGGAGGCGGCCCTTCTGATGAAGCGGGTTCAACTCCTGCAATACAAAGAGAGCCTGAAGCAACGGAAGTAGCTCAACCTGATGGCGCTCCAGATCTATTTTCTAAAGCAAAGAGCATAATTCCTCAAGGGCTCACAGAGGATGAGATACAGCGGATTCAGGAACTAGAGGGGTTTCAAAGTGCGTTTAATAGATTAGGTAGCGTTAAAGGAGGAATTGGGAAGGGCGTTGCTGGGATTGGATCGTTGTTCTTTTTAAATAAGGCGAAGAGAACGCGTAATGAGTTATTGGCGCTCAGAAAGAAACAGGCGGTTCGATCTAATTTCGTCAAAAACAAGAGGCAGATTTTCCAGTTACAAGGAGAAGAGGCAGAGACTGCAAGGAAAATAGAGGTCATTGAAGATGAACGTGCGGAAAATGCCATGCGCTCTATAAAAAACTCTGTTCTTCTTAATGAGCCCATTAACCCGAAGAACGCTGAAGCGGCTAACCTAAGAGGCTCTATGGTTAATGGAAGGTGGGTCGGACCTAGACTTAGTGACATTACGAACATTGATCCAAGGGTTGTAGGGATGGGCGGTTCTGCTGCGTTTAACGCTATGCAAGAGCCAGTATCCGATAGGGCTGGGGTCAATGAAAAGTCGTTAGATTTTCTAGCTGGCCTAGAGGAGGAAGTAAGGGATTACGATAAGTCGATAGAGACTTATAACAGGAGAACAAAAAGAGCGGATGCTAAAACTAGATCGAAAGCGCTGAGTACGGTTGAAAAAGGCTTGGCTCGTATTTTCTCAGAGAGAAAGGCCATTGTTGGAGCGCAAAGAAGAATTGAGAAGTTCCCAGGCATGGCGAGCGAAGCTGAGAAAACACAGATAGCTTTGGCGCAGAACGTAATGTTCACTCAAGGGTTCCTTGTAGAGACTGCGGTTAATTCTGGGGACATTCCAGGGTTTCCCCCAGGCTCAGTTACAGCGAGCGGTTTAAGCACTATGGATTCAGCTGAAGCGGCGCGGTTTATTCCTAATTTCCTAAAGGCTGTAGGCGAGGCCAAACTAAAAGTAGATAATGAAGCAAAGCGCGCTTTTGACAGTTCCATCTCGAGAAAAGATAACAAGAAGAAAACGAGGGTAGCTGACGATGATGACACGAACAAGAAAAACAAAACAGAGGCAGGGGAGAAGGCTGAGTTTGAGGCGCTAAAGAAGAAGAAAGCTGGAGGGAAGTAGTTGGCTCTAACGGTTGAAGAAGAACGGCGCTTTGCTGAGTTAGAGGCGAAGTTCGGTAAGCCGGAAGCTCCTTCTACGGTGTTCACTCAGGCAGATGAGCGGCGGTTTAAAGAACTGGAGAAGAAGTTCGCTCCAAAGGTTCATCGTGTTCCACGTAAGCAATCTACTGGTGGGTTTACTGAGATCAGAGATGCTACTAAAGGGTTCATTCCAGATATTGAGGTGGAGAAAACAATTCCATCTCAGTTTGGCCCCGTTCGTACAGGGAAGACGGAGATTGCAGAGGGGGAGTTCCAGTCTCTTGCTAAGACGAGAACCTTCATCCCAGACGTTAGGCGAGAAGAAGTATTCGATAGGTCCATTCCAGAGCGGCCTAAACTACTAGGGGAGGCGTTAGTTCCTAATACATTTAACCCACTAGAAGAGACTATTGAGGGCAGAACCAGAGAGGTATTAAAGACTGCGGTTGGCGGGGTTGATTTCACTACGGGGCTGGCAAACCTAATCCCTGGAGTTAACATCCCTCAAATAGGAGAAGAGTTTTTATCTGAAGCTGAAGACGAGAGGAGCTCCACACAGAGAACGATTGATCAACTTGCCATAGGGCTTCCAGCCGATGTTGCTTTCTTTGGAGGAGCGGCGGCGGCTGGCAAGGCTGGATTTAAGAAGTCTTTAGATGTGGCGGTTAAGTCTGGATTAAAGAAGTCTACAGCGGCAAACATTGAGAAGCAGTTTTCAACCTTTCCTACAGTAAGGAGGATGTTTAAACGACAAGAGGTGGAGTCGTTTGGGACTCCTGTAGATGAGCTCTCTATGGCTGATAAGACTATTGAGATGCTACACAGCGACAAAGCTAAGTTTATTAGCGACTGGTCAGATGATCTTCATTCCTTAAAGTTGACGGATGATGTTTTTGGTACGAACTCTGGGAAGGTTTTAGACAATCCATTTGAACTAGCAAAACTAAGGCGTGGAACTCCTGGAAAGATACAGAACGAAATATCCCAAGATCTCCTTCCTGTTGCAGAACGAGTGGGATTAGATCGAATAGAGGATCTTAATGAGTACGCTATCGCCAAGACAGCTTTAGAGAGATTGAAAACCAGGCCTGGGAAGAAGGCTGAGAAGTTATTTGGCAAGACAGATGATGGGGTTCCAAGAACAAAAGAATATCTAGAATCGACGGTTCGGAGGCTAGAGAACGATCCGCTTATTGTTAACAACCATCGGAAAGAGGTTGTTTTCGGGAGGCATAGCTTAACTAGGCTGTATCAGTCTGGGATGATTTCCAAGAAGGACTTCTTGAGAGAGGTGAGAGCTGGGCAGAACCACATTCCACTTGATCGGATAGTGCCTGAGATACGAGGAGCGGCTAGAGGTCAAGCACAGTTCAAAGGGTCTGAGCTTCCCATTCAAGCGCCGTTGGTTAATTTGGCAAGACAGCATGAGGCTTACACAAGATTGGCAGCGAAGAATGATGTAATGCGCCAAGTATGGGACATGGTTAAGAGAAACAAAAAAGCCATTAAGCCTCTAATTAAAGAAACAAAAGGGGTTAGGGTTATCCGTAAGGAAACCGCTAGTTTAAATGAGTTTAAAGATCAACTCCTTGAACAGGGCGTTAAGATTGAGGGACCAGCTAACCTTGATGATGTGCTAGTTCAGTTCTTTAGGGCAGACACGAAGATTGGCCTTAAACAAAGACGGGTATGGGTTGATGGTGAAATGAAGGTATTGGATTTCTCAGCGGACGCAGAGCCTCTACTTGAAGCGATTGATGCAGCTACAACCTTTTCGTCAACGATTTCAAATAACCCAGTAATGCAGGCTCTTGCGTATTCAACGATGATTTTAAAAAAGGGAGCAACTCAAGCCAATCCTAAGTTCATCTTTTTACGCAATCCACCAAGGGATATTCAGGTTAGAGCGATACAGACTCAAGGTGGATTTCTAAAAGCGCTAGATCCACGTGATTTCGTTGAAGCTTCCATGGAGGGGCTTGTTGAGGCGATTCCATTCTTTAAAGAGGGGATGAAGAAGCGATTTGCAAGCGGGATGAGAGGCTTCCTTAGAGAGGGAGGCGGCTTTTCTACTTTCACTGGATCTACCAGAGCTAACACTATGAGAGAGGTTTCGAGGTTGGCTGGGCACAAAAATCCAACGGTAGTGCAGGGAACCAGGATCATGATGCGCAAGGCTATGGATTCTGGGATAAATATGGCGAGTGTTGTTGAGAGTGTTCCTAGATTCCAAGAATATCGCGTAGTTCTAGATAAGTTATTAAAACAAGGCGTTCCAATGCTTGAAGCTAAGGCTCAAGCGTTAAGGGCAGCGGGAGAAGTTACTCTGAACTTTCCAACAATCGGAAAGAAAATGCGCTCCGTGAACAAAGTGTTTCCGTTTGCGAACGCAGGGGTGAGGGATTTATCTAAAATTGCAGAGATGTACCGTACACATCCAGGGAGAACGGCGGCTAGATCTTTTGCAACAGTGATTCTGCCGTCAGCGATTCTATATTTAGTTAACAAGGACGATCCAGAGTACGAAGCGCTTCCCGAAGCAAGAAAGAATCTTTTTTACCACATCCCTAAAGGGAAGATGGCTAAGTGGATGGTTGACAGATTCTTCCCAGATGGAGTCCCACGTGGCTACCAAGATGAAGTAAATTCACTCTTGGTTGATGTTGAGAACAATCCGTTTTGGGAGTGGCCACGGCCTTTTGGTCACGGTGCGCCGGGGCGTAGTAATGAAATCCTGTTTGATGGTGTTTTTAAGAAAGATCCAGAGGCATGGCAGAATTGGAAGGAGGCGATGGTACAGAGTCTTGCGCCTTCCGGGCTTGGAGAAGTCGCTCTTTCCGCTAATCCATTAAAACTTCTTGAAGCGTTACCACTTGTTTCTATGATGTCTGTATTACAGGGTGAGTATGGCTTTGATGCGTTTGCGGATAGGAACGTTCTCAGTTTAACTGAGGCAGGGCTTCCAAAGGCCTCTCAAAGGGATGCGTATACGTCTCCAACTTTAGCGGCAGCGGCTGAGAAGTTACGAGGCACTAAGTTTGAGTTTAGTCCAAAACGATTCCAGAGGGCCTATGGAAAGCAAGCGGCGGGAGCTGGGCAGATGGTTTTGGCTGGCATTGATTCTCTTTTCAGGAATGTGACGGAAGCGGGGCTATTTGGAGAAGAGGGCGTTGCTAAGGCGATTATCGAGGAGATCCCAAGGAGGAGAAAGGGGAGATCTTGGATTGACGACTCACAGGTTCAAAGGTTCTTCATTTTGGCTAAAAAGGGACAGAAGGTGAAAAGAGACGTTGATCGTGCGGAGAAGCGCGGCTCAAAGCTAACTCTTAGATTATTTGAAAAGCAGAAGTCAGGGCTATTGGTTGATGAGTTTATAAACCAAGGGGGCGGCGGCGTTTCTGTAAGAAGTATGATTCAAGATGTATTGTCAGAGTTCAGGGAGAGGCGGCTTTTAAAAGACCCTAACGTTAAGAGGGATGAGCTCAGATTCAACAAAGCAATGAAGGGTATTTTGGCAGACTTAGCCAGAGAGTTAAAGAGGTCAGAACAGTGAAGTTCTTTATAATCTCACAGAACGGAGATGCAGGGGGGGTAGGAAGACAGCTTCAGCGCGAAGGCAACGAAGTCTGCATTTTCCTTAAAAACCCTTTAGCCAAACAAACCTTAAAAGGAATTATCCCTCAAGTTTCAAGCATTAGATTAGGACTCAATGAAGTACCAGATGTAGTCATCTTCGACATGGTTGGGATGGGTCGTGAGGCCGATAGGTTGCGCGATTCGGGACACAAAGTTCTAGGTGGTGGGGCTTGGAACGATAAGCTAGAGCTGGACAGAAAGTTCAGCATGAAGACAATGGACAGTTTGGGGATACGCTCTCCAAGGTCGTATGCGTTTCAGAACATGAAGGCAGCGATTGAATTTGCAGAGACTCATAAGAAGCTTTTGGTTCTAAAACCATTTGATAACAAGAACGCCGCTTTTACCTTCGTACCTAAAACACAAGACCAACTCATTGGATTCATGCTACATTTGAAGAAGGACAGGGGAGTTGACGGGAAGATTCTCTTACAGGAGTTTGTCGATGGGACAGAAATTTCAACTGAAGTCTGGTACGCCCAGGGAAGACCTGTGGCGTTTCCGAACTCAACATTTGAGACCAAAAAGCTCTTCCAGGGAGACGTTGGGCCATCTACTGGATCTCAAACGTCTGTGGTATTTAACTACCCAAAGCGGGAACCGAAAGTCATTCAACAAAGCCTCAAGAAGCTTTCTCTGTTTCTTGAGCGAATACGATATACAGGTCCGTTAGATATTAATGGAATTGTTCGTAAGGGGCGATTCTGGGGTATTGAGTTCACTCCACGGATGGGATACAACGCCATTTATGCGTGGATTCGCACGCTATCTGAACCCCTTGGAGATGTATTACAGAGGTTAGCTCTAGGTGACACAAGCCCGATTAGGGTCAAAGAGGGGTTCGGGTATTCCATGAGGGTATCCATCCCCCCTTATCCGTTCCAACCAGAAGACAAAGAGATCCGGCGTAAGATCTACCAAGAGACAAGGAACCAATCGTTTTCTGGCTTAAATCAAGAAGAGATGAAGAAAGTCTTTCCTTTAGATCTTTACGACCACAAAGGGGAATTATACACCGCAGGCTTTGATGGAGCGGTTGCGGAGATTACGGGCTTTGGAGCCAATCTATTTGACGCAGAACACGAAGCGGTTGAGATCTTTAGGA